GCCCCTGCTGGGGGCTTTATATCCACGCTTGCACACGCCTTGGTTAAACACCACTACGCGCGGCGGTGAGATCGCTGAGATGGCTGAACGCATCGGACAGCCCCTGCTCGATTGGCAGCGGCTCATATTGGATGACATGTGCGCCATAGACGAAAATGGGATGTTTATAAAGAAATCTGCGCTGTTCTGCTGCGCACGCCAATCAGGTAAATCTCACATGATGCGTATGCGGATGCTTGCCGGGCTTTTCCTCTTTGGCGAACGCAACATCCTAATTATGTCGTCACAGCGAAAGATGGCTATTAGATCGCTGGAGATTATGGCCGACATTATCGAGCGCAACGATTTCATGCGTGTCCAGGTTAAGGGCGGCAAGATCGATACAGCTTGGCGGCGCACTAACGGTAATGAGCGCATCATTATGGAAAACGGTGCGCAGATTGAAGTAGTAGCTGCTAACTCAGACTCCAGCCGCGGTTTATCTGCTGATGTTCTCTGGATCGATGAGCTTCGAGAAGTAAATGAAGCTGCTATGGATGCCAGTAAATCGACCACACTCACACGCCCTAACTCACAGCGCTTTTATACATCGAACGCTGGCACAGCTGAGTCCGAGGTACTAAATCACATGCGCGAACGCTCGATGGCGAACCCACCTAAGTCTTTGGGCTTTTACGAGTACAGCGCCCCTGAACACTGCGACATTTGGGATAGAAAAGCCTGGGCGATGGCCAATCCGAGTTTAGGCATCTTGATTTCCGAAGCAGCTGTTGAGGAAACGATTGCAACATCTACGATCATCGCAGCTCGTACCGAAACCCTTTGTCAGTGGGTAAGCACTGGGCTTACATCCCCTTGGACTCCAGGCAGCTGGGAAGATTTGGCCGACAGTGAGCTAGTAATGGCTCCAGGTATGCACACGATGTTTGCCTTTGATGTTGATCCGCATACGCGCAGACAAGCTAGTTTGGTTGCAGGTGCAATCCTGCCCGATGGTCGAATTGGCCTGTGTCTTATTAAAACCTGGGAAAGTCTTATCGCTGTTGATGAGTTAAAAATTGCTGGAGACATAAAAGGTTTTGCCGATCAGTGGCTACCTAAGAAAATCCTGCACGATAAGTACACAACCCAGGCGATAGCCGATCGGCTGCGTAACTCAGGGCAAGTGGTCGAGGATTGCAGCGGCTCGCAGTTTTACACAGCTTGTTCGACTTTTAAAGATAAGATTGATAACCGCAGAATTGTCCACGCAGGGCAGCCAGCGCTCGATCAAGACATGAACAATGTGGCGGCCAAAAGTAACGATGCGGCCTGGAGAATTATCCGAAAACGCTCCAGCGGCTCAGTTACTGGCAGCATCGGCATGGCCATGTTGGTAATGAACCTTACCCAGCCAGTTACCGAGGCAAAAGTTTACATTTAGCCACGCCGACACGCTCCCTGATTATGCTTGACAAAATGAAAAAATCTACCCATGGGATTATTAGAAACCTTTGGGCTACGCAACAAGGCTAACGCCATCGATGCGCAATACGCACCGGCCATTATGGACAGTGGCTATGGCGTTGGGGTTTATTCATTTGGCGGCATGTACAACACAGCCGCAGGCGCTCCATTTATGGATCGTGCTTTGGCGCTCCAAGTGCCATCAGTATCTCGATGCCGTAATTTAATTGCAGGCGTTATTTCATCGATCGATTTAGAGCTGTACAACAAATCGACAGGGCAAGAATTAGAAAGCCCGGTTTGGTTAGAGCAGCCTGATATTCGCCAACCACGCAGCGTTACTATTGCTTACACCGTAGATGCGTTGCTTTTCTATTCGGTTGCATATTGGCGTGTGACCTCTTTGTATGCTGATGACGGTCGCCCTTCAGGTTTTGAGTTTGTACAAAATACTCGCGTTACAGTTACAACAAATAAATTTGGCACTGAAGTTGATTATTACTGTGTAGATGGTGAGCAAGTACCAATGTCTGGTATTGGTTCGCTTGTAACTTTCCAATCGCTACTGCCAGGTGTATTGCAAACAGGTGGCCGCACTATTCAGGCCGCGCTCGATGTTCAAAAGGCGGCAGCAGTTGCAGCAGCTACTCCAATGGCCACCGGCTTTATTAAAAATCAAGGTGCGGATCTACCTGAAGCACAAGTACAAGGCATCCTGGCTGCTTGGAAATCTGCACGCCAAAACCGCAGCACTGCTTATTTAACCAGCACCCTTGATTATCAAACTGTGGGCTTCTCCCCTAAAGACATGACATACAACGAAAGCAGCCAGTATTTAGCTACTGAAATCGCGCGTTTAATGAATGTTCCTGCTTATTACATCAGCGCTGATATGAATAACAGCATGACTTACCAAAACATTTTAGATGGTCGCAAAGAATTTGTTGCCTATTCACTACAGCCATTTATTAGCGCGATTGAAAACCGTTTATCAATGGATGACATAACACGCCGCGGTAATGTCGTGCGCTTTGCAATCGATGAGTCTTTCCTACGCGCAGACACAATGGCGCGACTAGAAGCAATCGAAAAACTTTTAACACTTGGTTTGATCGATGTAAGCCAAGCTCAATCAATGGAACAACTATCACCGATGGGAGAAACCGTTAATGAAATTAACATTTAGCGGATCAATCGAAGCTGTAGATGGATCAGAGCGCCGGGTAATCTCGGGCAAGATCGCACCTTACGGCGAAGTGGGCTACACAAGCGCAGGCAAAGTGGTGTTTGCTAAAAACAGCATCCAAGCCGCTGAACCATCAAAGGTTAAGTTGCTTATGTCTCATGACAACACAAAGCCAATCGGTCGTATGCAATCAATGCAATCAAATGACGATGGCCTTTATGCAAGTTTTAAAATCAGTGCCAGTTCTAAAGGCAACGATGCGATTTTGCTAGCCCAGGAACAGTTGATGGATGGCCTATCCGTTGGTGTGGAAGTTACAGCATCAAAGCCTGAAAAAGATTATCTCCTGGTCACTGCGGCAATCCTACGAGAGGTAAGCCTGGTCGAGACAGCCGCTTTCCAATCGGCCGCAGTGCAAAAAATTGCTGCGCAGGCAGAGGATGTTGAAGCAGAGAAATCTGTTTCTACTAAAACCAGCACAACAACAAGCACCACAGTAAGCACAACAATCGAAACCGAAACCGAAACCGAAAGCGAGGATGTCATGACGACAGCCCCAGAACCACAAGATGCTCCAAATGAGGAAGCGGCTGCACCGTCAGTAGAAGCAGCTCGCCCAATCATTAAGCCATCTGTACTTAACAGCCAGACAGTGCGTACACCAATTACATCAATGGGTGCATACACAGAACACAAGATCAAAGCTGCACTAGGAAACGAAGAGTCTCGACTCTATGTAACCGCAGCGGATGACAGCTTCTCTACAAACCCAGCGTTTTCTCCTACTCAGTATCTTTCAGAATTCCCAACTAACACACGCTTTGGCACACCTGCCATTGATGCTTGTTCACAGGGAGTTTTGCCATCAAGTGGTATGACGATAAATGTTCCGTCACTTGTGACCAGTGCCGGTGGTGGTACAGGTGTTGCACCAGTTGTAACAGTTGAAGCCGAAGCAGGCGCAGTACAAAACACAGGCATGGAAACTGCTTACCTAACTGGAACAGTATCCAAGTACAGCGGCATGAATACCCTATCTGTAGAGCTTCTAGAGCGTTCAGATCCAAACTTCTTTGCTGAACTTACAAACCAACTCCAGAACGCATACCTAAAGACAATCGATACAACAGTGTTGGCAGCGCTTATTTCTGCTGGTCAGCAAGGTGCTACACAGGCTGCAACATCAGCAGGCATCATCGGTTACGCATCAGATGCAGCTTCTAAGGTTTACCAGGCAACTGGCTACTTTGCACAGAACTACATCGCTAACCCTTCACAGTGGCAGCTCCTAATGGGTGCAACAGATACAACTGGCCGCCCAATTTACTCAGCATCGCAGCCAATGAACGCAGCTGGTCTAACCCAGCCGGGTTCCATCCGCGGTAATGTGCTTGGTCTTGATCTCTATGTAGATAAGAACTTTGCAGCTACTACAACCATCGATGACTCAGCTGTAATCCTTGCACCTGAGGCATTCACTGTTTACCGCAGCGCGCAAAACTTCATGAGCGTAAATGTGGTCAGCAACCTACAGATCCAGATTGCGATTTACGGCTACATGGCAACAATCGCCAAGATGCCTAACGGTATCGTCCGCTTTAATCTCACATGATCTAAACCCCAATAGAAGTCGGTGGGGTCTAAGCCCTTGACCCCACCGACCCCATAACAAGAGAAGGAGTACAAAATGCCAGCAAGTTATGTCACCGAGCAAGAGCTTCGGGATAATTTGGGCATCCAAAATTTGTACTCAGATGCAACCGTTGAGGAAGTGTGCCAGGCCGCGCAGGATCAGATTAATTCCTTCCTGTGGTTTGACAGCGCACCTGTGGTGGGAACCGCACTTGTATCAAATGTTGCAACAGTGATGTTGGCCAACCCTGGCATATTTACAGTTGGGGAAACAGTAACGATTGCCGGGGCTGGTTCAACTTTCAATGGTTCATACACAGTTACAGCAACAGTGCCTTTTAGCACTGGCACTTCTAATATCTTGCCAGCGTTTAACATGCAACTTAATTATTTCCAAAATCCACAGGGTTATAGTTTTATTCAATATGCTAAAACTGCGGCTAATCAAAATTTTAGACGAGTCTTGCCTTATGGCACTGCCACAGGTGAGGATACAAAGACAGCTGCTTATTCAACTGTAGCCAGCGTGCGCGAGGCAGCGATGATCCTGGCTGTAGACATTTGGCAATCCAGGCAGGTCGCAGGAACTCAGGCTGTTTCGGTAGATATGGGCTTCTCGCCTTATCGCATGGGAAATAGCATGATGGGCAAGATCCGCGGATTATTGTCGCCTTATATGTCGCCTGCATCGATGATCGGCTGACCCATGACGGTAGCCCTAACTACACTTCGATCAACCATCGCAGCAGCTCTAGAAAACGCTAGCGTTTGGCAGACTTTTAGTTTTCCACCGCCAACAGTTTTGGCCAACTCAGTAATTGTTGCACCCAACGATCCTTATGTTGTGCCTGCAAACGGTCACTTTAACCAGGCTGCTATTCGCCCACAGGCTAATTTTAAAATCATTATGACAGTGCCAGCCTTCGACAACCAAGGCAACTTGGCGGGCATCGAGGAAACCATGATCGCAGTTTTTAACAAACTGGCTAACTCAGCGATCGTCTTTAGTGTTACCGCTATCTCGGCCCCATCGATTATGAGCCTTGCCAGTGGTGATTTATTAACATCAGAACTATCTATCACCGTACTAACTACATGGAGCTAACTATGGCAGATCAACAGATAACCCCGGCAGATATTGAGGTTTTAAAAAAACTTGGTCTGCCAA